TTATTGCAGGTCTTAAATGCTTTAAGTAAAAGTTTGTAGGATCTCCGTTATTCTTTCCATAATCAATCAATCCATAAACATAATTATTACCACCTGTCCAACTATTTGTTACATTAGTTAAATTCAATATATGGTCATCCGCACTAATATCAATGTCTAATGCAGTATCAGGATTACCTGTTATAAGTTTATCACCTATCTCAACAAATAAATTACCTAATTTACCAAATGCCGAAGTATAATAAGTAACCTCTTTACTTAGTGCATCAACCTCTATATTCAATAATTGTAAATCCCCTTTTAATTGTATTTTCTCATTTACATAATATCTAATGCCACATTTTAATCTTGGGTCAAATGTTGTTAGTTCTAAATTTATTTTCCAAATTAAACTAAAGAATCTATCTATCTCTTTAGTACCAGGAAATGTAATTGTTTTACTAAAAGATGAATTTCTCTTATCAGGACTTCTAACATCGGCAATTAGTAAGTTCAATGAAATAGGTATCTCTTGAATATAACTTACATCATATTCTGCACCTGTTTGGTCTATTAGTATTACTTTGATATTATTAGCCACGTTGTCTATGGTTGTTAAATGTATAGCTTAAATCAAATGATAGCATTCTTAATCTATCATTGTTTTTCTGAATGTAATTACCATTAGTTATCTTAACTGCAATATTCGGAGTTGAACTACCTAAATCTAATCTTATATCAGTTGAAGCAAATAAATCACGATGCCTGTCAAATTCTTCTTGAGTAAGCCAATCGCTATTAAGTTTCAATGAATCTGTAATTGTTATTCCTTGTGTTTTCTCAAGCATCATTGATGGATTGTAAGTCATTACATTTGATACTTCATACCAAGGATTCTGTTTGAATGTAGTTGCTGACTTTGTCGATGTCTTTTCTGAAACCTTTGTACAATGCAATGTATCATAACCACCTTTCTGATTAAGGTAGTGTAAAGTATATACTGTATATCTTGGATTACATTTTATGAAGCATCTTATTAAGCCAGTATTGACAAACTCCCTTACTGTATATGAAGCAACCGAAGATGTGATAATAGGATAAGCACCTGTAACCAAACCTGAAGATATATTAGTCAATCCCTTAACTCCGATATCTATACATTGGTATTGGTCCGCTATTAATCCTGTAGTAGCTGATGGTCTTGCAATAGTTGAGTTACCTATTATGTTACCATCAACATCAAAGGTCCTTATTCTTAATTGTGGCAAATCTGTTGTATTTCCAACTGTACCTAAAAAATAAACATAATTACTTCTATCTTCATATACATTCAAATCACCGATAGCAGTTAAATATTTATAGTTAGATGTAGTTTGGTTATATAAATAATCATCTGCATTGTAATAAGCAAATGTTTGAGTATCTAATCCTGCATTCCATACATTGTAAGTTAAATTAGTTCCTGACGCATAAGTCGGAGTGCTACCATAAGTCTCACCAATATTAACTGTTATCTTTCTATAAGCATCAACACATTTTTGCCACCCATAACTATTATCGTCAAAGAAATTAACCATATATTTCTCAGCATAAGCACCTGCATCAAAGTAAATTTTATTAGTACCATAAACAGGCTCTATCTGTTCGGTCCATTGTGTTGATGTCGCTACATCGGTTATTTTAACTGTAAACTTAAAATTAGGTTGTGCAGTTTGAGTTGAACTTGCAATAAACCAATTCTCATTGTATGCAGGTGTTGCTTTTGTCGTTGATGGAGTTTGTAATAATGCTACTGCCATTTTATATTCCTGTTAATTGTATTGTTATATCTTTGCCTATTATCTTAGCCACATCTTGCTCTAATTTATCTATCCTACCATCGTTAATTACTCTATCTCTAAATGGCTTAGGTTTGATACCAAAATTGCCTATCTTTCTTTGAATTAAAAATGTTAATTGATTATATTTACTTTCTTTAGCAGATTTCAAAAATGCCTTTTTTACTTTTTTAGTTTTTAATGTTTTTGATTTATCCGATGTCCTTTGGCTTATTACATCAGGCTTTATTCCTGTCTTTTTAATCCAATCTAATATAACATCACTTGGTGGTGCTTTTGGATTAGACTTTGCACCCGGTCTATTATGCCATCTCTTTTTCTTACCATTCCTACCAAATTCAATTATTTGCCAATACCAATCAGAAGCATTAATGTCTAATATTAAAGAACTTTTATCTTCTTTAACTTTAGGATTAAATTGTAACGCTGCTTGTTGAACTCTACCAAATCCACTCCCATCCTTTAAAGCCTTATTCATTGAAACTTCAAGGTCTTTTGCTAACTGAATACCAAAGTTATCAAGTAACTGCTTTAACTGACTTTGAACACTATCTGCCATTATTCAATAGTTTAATTCTGTTTAAATGCTCTTCCATCTGTGCTTTCTCTTTTAAGTAACTTAATCTATTAAGAAATCTAATAACCTCCCATTCATATATCGCATCTTCAATTATTGGATTGCCCTCACTCATTTCAATGATTATATGTTGCCATCCCCAGTATCGCTCAAAATCCCCTCTTGGATTAAATCCATTATCTCCTGTACTCTCTCCTGTATCACTTTCTCGGCTTCCAAATAAGCTACCGAAGTTTTGCTCAAGTGCAGTAATGCTCTTAAACAAAAAAAAACAACCGGATATATATTCTTAATACTTTGTTTCTTTAATTCCTTTGATAATTCCTTGTGATATTTATCACTATACTTAAAACCTTTCCAAGTTAATTTCTCATAACACAATGCTCCAATATCAGTTAAATTCTCAATAGCTTTATTCTCTTGCATTAATGTACTGATTGAAACATAACGAGCAGTATTTAACATCTCAGCATCGGTAGTTGCTCTATATAGTTTACCCTTAATAAATAAGTACTTTTTTGGATTCTTATTCCATTTTTGGCTCTTTAAAAAAGATAGCAATACAAAGTATCTTCTTACTTTCTTTATTTCAATAGCTTCAATTTCTGCAACTGATAAACCTGAAAGTATAGATAGTATCTTAACTTGATCATCTAAATTGCCATTTATCAAAGGTTCTATTTGTTGGTATTGTTCTACCGTTAACTGTTTATAAGATGTTGGTATTCTCATTATTATTAAATTACAATATTTTAGAAATGTTTGTGTATATTTGAATGTGTTTTTTGTTGTTATCTTATAAGGCAGGTTTCGTTCATTCCTGCCTTATTTGTTCACGAAAACGTGAACCATTGGCTCGGATATTACATAAATGAATACTTACCTGTATTCTTATTAATCTTATTCAATGCTACATACCTAATCGCATCAATGCAATTATGAACTAATATACCATTAGCTATATATTCATGACAATCTTGTACCATTAAATCATAAACTAAAGCATTATAACTTTCTCCTATCTCGAAGTGCTTTAGCTTTGCAGTTGTTATGGCAATATTTTGATATTCCTGAATGTCTTGTTTTATATTCTTTTTTGCATTGTTCACATATTTTAATTGAGTACTTTCTATTAACCCACGATTGTTTTCCATGTTTTTTATGCCATTCTTTTCCTTCATCTGATTGATGCCATTCTTTAGCGGCAATAATACCTTTAGAATGAAAGTCATTAAACCATTCTTTATCTTTAATAAATCTTTCTTTACCATGTTTTGATAAATGTTTATTGACTTCAACCAATTCCAAGTTATCAATGTTATTATTCCAAGTGTTATGGTCTTTGTGATGAATATGAAAGCCTTTAGGAATAATTCCATTATAAAATATCCATACATCTGTATGCATTCTTTTATTTCCTTTTGAAAAATATCTTTCTTTAGGATATAAGTAGTATTGTTTATTATTGAAGGTTTGTGTAGGTAAACCGTTTGTTCCAATTGTAATTTTGATATTTGTCTCCATTCGTATATTGTTTTAATTTTATGTTCTTTAGTTGAACATAAAGATACATTAAATATACCTAATTGCATCGAATAATTATTTACTTGACGTATTCCGTTATTAAAAGTTTTTAACACCGTTTTATATCCTTTAGACGTTAATACTTTATCTCCTACTTTTATTTCATCTATTCTTACTTGCCCTTTTAAAGTAGTTATCATTGTGCTTCCTACAAAACAATGATTATTATAATCCACAGGTACATTCGGCTTACCATCCACCCATTTATAACTTCTAAACTCTTTAATCACATTAACTGAATCCCTTGTTATATTTATCTTAAATCCTTTTAAAGTATCTATTGAGTTACGAATACTGTCCGGACCTTTATTAGCACCATCGACATTAAATCCACCTCGTCTTAAATCTTCGATTGACTTAGGCTCTGCACTATCTGCAATAATGTGCATTTGCTTTGTAATACCTAAATTATGTAGCTTGTTAATTATATCTGAGTTGGTTAGTCCTGTTTGATAGATTAATTCTTTAATTATCAATTCACCATTGTGCCTAAATACTTTTACTAATGTTGTAGGGTCTTGAGTAAATCCAAAGTCCATCCCTAATCCGATTAGTTCAGCATTCATCGGTATATCGTCTACAATATCAAAGTTCCTAAATATTAATCCTTCAATTTTACCAGTTAATCCACGAGCATAAACTTTAAATAGTTCCATGTCTTTGAATCGTAGGCCCTCAATCTTATCTCTTATCTTTTGTGGTACAAACGGATTGTGCCGATGGTCCGATATGAATAGCTTTGCATTGCCTTGTTTCAATAATTGCTCATGTACCCAAAATTCTGCATTCGGATTATAATCAATGTAAACTTGTTTCTTTGTCCGCATATACAACTCATTGAATATGTCATAGCTTATACCTTGCGCTTCGTTAATGAATAGGTAATCTCGTTTACCGGATTTTGCACCTTGCGAATCTTCATAAGACTTAAATTCCATAACTGAGCCATTAAGGAATGTAAATATCCTATCTGACTTGTTGTAATCTATTACAAATGATTTTAATATCTCCGAACTATTATAGATGTCGAGTGCATCTCTTAATGCACCTGCTTTTAAGTTAGGTATTGATTCACCTACAACTGTAATTACATTGTATTCACTAACTGCCTTAGTAAATAGGACTTGTAAGATAGAATATGTTTTGCCTCATCCCCCCACCAAATAGATGGGGGTTAATAACCCGAACTACTGCCACCCTGATTAATCAGGATATCTTCTGTGGCATTGTAGTTCGCTTCAAATAAGCAAGATGTTTTAAACATAATTAATTCAATACATGGTACACAAACTCACTTAATACTTTAGAATAGTACATCTCATAAGTTAGTGTTAATTCATCTTCCATTAATCTAATGTAATATCTTTCTCATTATTAGCTATTGGTGCATCTGACTTAATAACCTCAACTTGTATATTCTTATTTAGATTTTCATTCTTACTTTCTACTCTATCTGTCATTCCTAATTTATTCTTAGCATAGAATATACCTTTGCCCTCATTTGCAACAATATCAACTGCTAAAGAGTTAAATTTATCATCTATCTTTTTTATAGTGTCAGATTTAGCCTCATTTTCGCTCTTTAACCAAGTATAATAAGTATCCCTTGATATTGTATCCTTTTTATTAAAAGGTAGCCATATATTCAAGAAAAACGCTATTGTAGGTATATGTCTCTCTCTTTGATTAACTATTTTACCTGAGCCTGTTGCAACTTCCTTTGTATGGTTTAAACATACATCAATATATTCATCTGCCCAAATAGGTAAATTCTTTATAAAATCTTCTGACTTGCTATTCATTTCCAAAAGTATTGCATTTGATATTCGTCATTCATCTTCCTTGTCCCTTGTATTGTTTAGTCTGTTTATCTTTCGGTGATTTACGTTTAAAGGCTTTGCCTACTTTACGTTTACCAAAGTTTAGTTTGTTGTTTACTTGTTTATCCTTTGCCATAATTTAGTATAATTTGTAGGATAGTTTAACTCTTGAATTAATGTATAACCTATCTTATTAAAGTATTCAATCCATTCTGACTGCTCTTTAACATTGATATGTCCCCAATCGGCATCCCATGAAGTCTTATTAGATGTCGAACTGAATAATATGTATGTAGGTTTTATTGACTTGAATAAGGAATTTAATTCTTTATCAGTCATGTGCTCTGCTACCTCTATAAAATTCATTAAGTCGGTAGTTATTGGCTTATCTATTATTTTAAGTTCAGAAAAGTTACTTTTAATATAATTC